ATTAAAATTCCTGTAACTTATGGCGACTTAACTAGACAAGTTGGATCTATTATTAGAGATAACAGCGAAAATAAAATTCCAAGTGCGCCACGTATGGCTGTATATATTACAGGCTTAGAAATGGATCGCACACGAACTAGTGATTCTAGTTATGTTAATAAACTTAATATTAGAGAACGTGCATATGATGCAGACGGTAAAGAATATTTAAAAACCGAAGGCAGAAATTATACTGTAGAACGTCTTATGCCTACTCCTTATACACTTACAGTTAATGTAGATGTATGGAGTACAAATACTGATCAAAAACTACAAATACTAGAACAGATATTAATGCTGTTTAATCCAAGTTTAGAAATACAAACTACAGATAACTATGTTGATTGGACATCATTATCTGTAGTTAATTTAGATAATATTCAGTGGAGTAATCGAAGTATACCTGTAGGAGTCGAAAGCGAAATCGATGTTGCTACGTTAACATTTACTACGCCAATATATATTAGTCCTCCGGCTAAAGTTAAAAAGCTCGGCGTTATTACTAATATACTTACTGCAATTTTTGCTGATAACGGATTAGAAATTAATTTAGACGATACTGCATATGCAGAAAGTTTAGTTAGAGAAGCAATAGAAGTTAATGAAAATGGTGAGCTCGAAACTGTAATACAAAATGGTGCAAGAGAAGGTATGACATTTGAAAGTACACTAGTTGCAACTAGTCACAATAACTATGATTTATTATTCTTAAATGGTGTTGCTAAATTAATTGGTAAAAATGCTGTTATTGGTGCAGAAACCTGGACAGGTTATCTTAAATCAATTCCGGAAATTTTTCAATCAGGCATTACAGAGCTTAGATTACAAAGACGAGATGGCTTCGGTGATGTTGTAGGAACAGCGTCTATTAATCCGTTAGATGAAACTGAACTTGTAATAAACATTGATGCAGATACAATACCTACAGATACTACTATAACAGGCCCTAGTGGAGATCGCAGTAATATAGACTACATCATAGACCCTTTAAATTATGATCCTAGAGATCATCTAACAGAATATCCTAGAATTTTACTTTTAGGAAATATAGGTAATACATATAAAAACACAGTTACTACTGAAACAAAAACAAACACTATTGATACTGGAATACCTTTTGAAGATGTTAGAAATTGGCGTGTGCTAGTAAACGGAACTGAAGTAAAAACAACACACGATATAAATGGTGATTCTTCTAGTATTAGCGAAACTTATATAATAAAATTTAAAGATTTCCTCAATATAGGCGATAAAGTAGAATATGAATTATACTTTGACGAAGACGGACCTGATGCTTGGAAAAATGCAGACGGATCTGATTTTTCGGCATTTGCAAATGACATTGTTGAATGGGATGGCACACGCTGGCATACTATTTTTAACTCAAAACAGACTACAACAACAACCTTTACTACAAACTTAAATACTGGTGTCCAATATAAATGGGAAGACGGAGAGTGGGTACTTTCATTTGAAGGTGAATATCCAGATGGCACTTGGCGTCTAGCATACTAAGATAATTATTAGTATGAGCAATATTGTTTGTAGCGGTGCATTAGTTTATGCACTTGACACTAAAAGATTCTTATTTTTACACAGAGCAAATGGTAAACAAAAAGACCTCTGGGGGCTTGTTGGTGGCACAAACGAAGGTGCTGAGACTCCTTGGGAGGGCCTAAAAAGAGAAATATTTGAAGAAATAGGAACTATTAACATTGTTAAAACAATGCCTTTAGAAACTTTTGTATCTAAAGATACTAAGTTTTTATTTCATACATATCTTTGTATCGTAAAAGAAGAATTTTTACCAAAATTAAATATCGAACACAATGGTTATGCTTGGGTAGAATTTGGAAATTGGCCTCGACAATTACATCACGGACTTCGCAACACGTTACAAAACAAAGCAAATTTAAAAAAATTAGAAACAGTATTTCAAGTAGTGGATCTTATAGAATATGAGTAGTGTTATAAAATTCGAAGGTGGATACGAAATTCATTGGATTTCGAAAGAAGAATATTCATCCAAAATTATTGTTTTTGAAAAAGCAGGTGTTAAGACCGATATGATTTTTCACACTAAAGGAACAAAGTCTTGGTTTATTAATGCTGGAAGTTTTAAAGTTCGTTGGATTGATACTAGCAACGGTGTACTGCAAGAAAAAGAATTAAATGAAGGAGATGTTTGGGACATTTTAGCGTTAACTCCGCATAGTTTAGAAAGTGTTTATCCTAATTCTTCTATAACAGAAGTAAACAATAATATTTCAAAAGACGATAAACACGTTATAATTTCAAGTCAAACATTTAAACAAGGAGAAGAAAATGTTTAGTTTAGAACATAGCAAAACATTTTTAGATGATTACAATAAACTCAAATACGAAATAGATTCTATTAGTGATATTGACAAAAAGAGCGAGCTAAACGGTCTGCTAAGGAAACTTCATTTAGAAGTTAAAAAGATAGATATGCACCATTTGGAAATTAACCCACACAACCAACTAGGTCAAAAAGCAGACGACACAAAGTCTAATATTAATTCTATTAGAAATCAAATTAAAACAAAACTAAAAGAATATAAGAAGCACAGTTAAGCCTGTGCTTCTCCCCATCTTAAAATAAGCGATGCATTAACATCAGCACCACTAATCTTATACACATTAATTGCTAATACATCTGGTCCATTAGGGAAAGTACCTCTACCGCCTATTGACGTAGTTGTAAGTTCTTTAAGTTTTTCAAGTGACAGCGTTTCAGTTTCACCTGGATTTGAAATAAACGAAAATACTGTCTCACCTGGTTGTGCATACGGAGGTTGACTTAGGTTAAATGTTATCGTATCAGTTGCGGCAAATGTTCCTCTAAAACTTTGTGTGAAACTAACCTGATAATATGTTGCAGTACCAAACAATAATTCTTTCACACCAGCCACTCTAGTGTTAGCAGGAAATTCAGTTTGTGTATCAGCAACAAGGCTGTTAATCGTTGTTCCTGCTGATTCCCAGCTAGTTTCTGTAAAGTATAATACGTTGCTGTTAGAATATGTTGAACTTGTTCCTTGTTTAGCAAAACTAAGAGTAATATTAGATGCACCTTGTGACCCACCGGTTTGATCAGAGCCGGTCCATTCGCCTGACATTTTAATTCTAGTAAAAGTACTACCGTTCCGACTTCTATTAATTTCCCTAATTACATTAGGAGTTCTACTACCAGTTTTGTTTGAAAAGTCTCCGCTAACACTAGCACTTAGGAATATATCACCTACTTCTAATCCACTAACATCATACTCACTGTTTGGTATAAACCAATCATCATCACCATTCTGTAATGCATCAAGACCAGCGCCAGTCCAGTACCAAGGTGTAAAGTTAGAAGTTACTTGGCCTTCTATTGTTGCAGTTGGCGTCACCACTGATGCGCCGCCTGCCCAGTTTACAGAACCACCTAGTGCAATCTGTGCAAAACTAGGCTGACCGCCTGCGGCCTCACTTGTTAATCCATTCCAAGCAATATCGTTAGGATTGTCAGGATAGTTTTGAGGATTTAGTACACCTTCAATAATTATTCCGCCCGAGCCAGTGTCGGAAGTAATAGATAGTGAATCTAGCAATAACTGTGCTCTATTTAATAGCTCTCTTTCACCTAAATCACCTGTTACAGCGTTTGATACGCTAGGAGCAAGTCTTATTAAGAAAGCAGTTTGTTTAGTTGTACTTATAGGAACACCCGTAGTAACATAGTTAAAAATATATCCTCGATCTTCGTCAAACAACCCGTCAATCATATAAGCAGAACCCCAGTGGCTAATAATTGGACTTGTTGTACTACTTACTAATACTGCTCCTGAATTATCGCTGTGTGTTGAAGCAGATCCAGCAGTATAAGTTCTTGTTGCACCGGCAGCAAAATTTGTTAATGTTGCGCCTCTATTGCAACCTGTTAATTGATTAGTAGTATCGTTTTTACCAGTATACGAAATCAATTCATTATTAATATATACTTGTCCACTTTCAGGGAATAAAGAAGTATTGTCTAATGTAATAGTCTGTTGTGTTGCATCGATTGCACCGTTTAGTCTTGATCTAGCACCTTCGTTAGTAACTTCATAACGTACAGGTAAGTTACCAGTACGCATATAAGCCTCGGTATTTAGGTTATTACCTTTTAATCTGTGTGCATATACATAATCACCATTTGGACCACGGAACATCCAGTCAATGAATCCAGCACCGTACCAACTAAATTGAATACCGATCATCTGCATTTTTGTTACGTCAACTTCGTATCCGCTTGGACCGGTTCCGTCACATCTATCTAAGTTCCATTCGCTTTGCGGAATAACAATATCTTCAACTTTGGATATTTTGGCGCCTGTGATATTTGAAACCCCTCTAAAATCAGGAGTAACATACATTTTAATATTATCAACAATGTGCGAAACAACGTGTGTCATTCCTCGTATAACAATTCTATCGCCTTCTTGCAATTGATCTTGAAAGCGTGTGTTAGTACCGTTAACTTCATTTTCATCTGAATTAACTGATATAGTTCCTGCACATTGAAATGTAGCAGATCTTCTAACAACTGATAATTGCTGTCCGTCATATTGGAAGAAAATACCATTTTGATCGTCAAACGGTCCCGAACGAACAACAGCACCGTGCCAGGTTAGTGTAGCAACTTGACATTGAGGTCCTACTTCGCCTGTGGTGCTTCCTAATGCTGTTTTAGCGTTTACAGTAAATGTTCTTTCGTCAATAATACTGTTTACAGTATAGTCATTATCATAGCCTGTTGTGTTTACGCCTACAAGTCTAATTTTACACCCTGATTGTAAACCGTGATCTTGGTCGTCCATTATAATAGTAATTAAACTTCCAGAAGCAGTATCTGCGGCAGTAACACTTCTTACATCATAACTAGGAGCAAATAGTGCGCCTGTGTTGTACATTGCTCCTTTACCTGATTGATATCTAATGTACTTTTTACTTTGACGTATTGCTTGAGCACCGTGTTGTGGTCCGCCAGTGCCTAGTTGTACACCGCCATCAAAAGCTCTATGACTAAAGAACGCATCTGGTCTTGCATAAACAAGTCCGTCTATATCTGTTGTTGTATCTACAGTACCTGGATTACGTGTAATATATCTTAACGAGGTTAAAGAAGGAATTTCTGATATAAAAAATGGTCCGCCTGCAATAGCGTGATTGTTAGAACCGTCGTCAGAACCAATACTTACATTAATACTAGCACCAGGGACTAGTCCGTGATTGTTATCAAAATCAACTTGAATAGTTGCAATAGAACTATATGTTACTGGAGAACTAATTCCTAATTGACTTGTAGTTGCTTGAGACACCGAAACTGCAGAATAAACATCAAAAGTATCACCTAATACTGATGTACCGGTAACGTCATAGATATTAGATATTTCTCCGCCATCAACTTGTACACGGAATGTTACATCATTAGCAGGACTTGTACCTCCTAAATTATCTCCTGTAACAGTATATTGTTCTCCGTCGTATATTTCTGAGCCGCCGTCATTAACACCGCCAAATATATAACCTCCACTATCTCTAGTAATGTTAATATCACCGTTTGATGCTACTGGGTTAGTTGATTGTGTTCCACTAAGACCGCTGAATGTTCCTGTACCCGAACCGTTGCCTGTTAATAATATTACTTCTGTGATAGAACCTACTGTACTATCTTCAGCAGTTGCAGTCACTTTTAAGTATAAATCATTGTCTGGAGTTAAGCCGCCAACTTGTGTTCCTAAAATTTTAATAGTATCGCCTATATTATAACCACTTCCTGGAGTATCTACACCTACAATATCATAAAGATCATTGTCTACATTAACAAAGAATGTAGCATTTGATGCTGTGCCAGCAACGTTGTTTGATGTACTTAAAATAATGTTGTTGTATGTTTGTGTATTACCAATAAAAGAAGTTGTTATAGCATCGTTTAGTGTAATAGTATTACCGTTAATTGATGTAATAATCCTCTGTTCGGGTGTAGTAGAATCAAACCAATCATCTGGAATAGCCATACCAGTGGTAATTCCAGTAGCATCTTCTAGTTCAATTTCTGTTGCACCTGAGGAAACTCCGGTTTCTACTCTAACTGTTTTAACGCTTCCGCCATTAAGTCCGGTTCCTGCTACACCAGTAACCTGTGTGCCTGTTGGAATACCAGTTCCTGTTAATGGTGCTCCATTTGGCGGAGTTGCAGTTGCAGAAAATGCAATAAAGTTTGAACCCGAAGGAACAATTAATGGTGTTGTAAAACTTCCGTTGGAACCATTACTTGATACACTAAATGTTGGTGTTCCAATATCAGCTCCTGTGTAAAAATCGGCCGCTCTAAGTTGTGTAGATGATGTTGCAAGAATTTGATTATTAGAAGTACCTACTTTTGCCTTTGCATAGTAAGTAAAAGTTGTAGTGCTAGGTATATCATAAACAATAAATGTTCCTTCTGCTCTATTAAATCCTACAATACTTGATGCTAGTGCTTTAATAGTAATTGCATCACCAGTTGACAATCCGTGTGGTCCGACTGTTGTTACAGTAATTAAAGAAGCACCAATTCCTGAATTCCCTGCTGATGCATCAGTTACAACTGTGCTTACTGGAATATCAGATGCATTGATTTCGTATGTTGCTGGATACCCTCTTTGCATAGAAATCGCTTGCCACTTTGTAGGTTGTAGTCCGTACTCAAAGTCAGCATCGATCATTGCTTGTGGTAATCCAACACGCATACGTTCAATAGCATCTGTACCAAAATCGTATGGTCTTACCTTTTGTTCTGCACTTTCTAAAAATAGCTGAATCTTGTCTGTACTAGCCATATCAGAAGTACTGTACTTAAAGTTAATAATAGTTGTACCATTATTAATAGATAAGGCCCTTGGAAAACCTTCAGAATCACCTGCTGTAAATTTAGTTTCGGCTCCTCTAGTAGGATCGGTGAAACTGTATATAACTTCGTTAGATGTTACATTACTAATAATTAACAAGTCTTCTAACTCAATTTTTCCTAAAATTTCAATACGCCCTAAACCGACTTCTAAAGTTGGAGTAGAACTTAATCCGTTTTGTATAACAGCAACTAAGTCATCTAACAATGCAGTGACTCGACCCGAGGTGCCTTCTTCTACTGCCGCTCCTGTAGCTACTTGTGTAGAATCTGCTTGCTCTGGACTTGGATTAATAACATTAGTAATAATGTAAGTATTAATAGTATCTCTTAAAAACTGGTATGCTTCATATTCAGGTATTCTATTACCATCAATTTGCGGAACTTCTTTATTCCAATAAAAGCCTGATACTCGTCGTGTTTCTTCGTTGCCTCCGTAGCGAATATCAAATAATAATGCATCTATAACATATTCGCTATCTCGTAAACATTTGGCTTCGTCGTATGTATATCCTACATAATCTGGATTAGCGGCGTCAACTTGATTTTGTATATAAGCAACAATTTCTTGTTGTAAAAATGTTTTATTTTGTGAAATTAGATCGTATGCATTAGGTCTAGAGTTATCGTCTATACCCAACCCTGGACTAAAAACATATTCTTTAATTAACTTCTTTGCCATCTTTTATCCTATGCTCCAAACGCTACTGCAAATGCTACTGCGGTTGCATCGACGTATTCTTTATTTGCTAAGTGTTCATTGCTCGATGGTGCAGTAGATGCCGATACTGTGCTTCCAATATGCATCTCTCCGCTAACTCCCATCCCGCCTGTGACCACTATTGATCCTGTTGTAGTACTAGTTGACGCTGTATCTGCGTCTGAAAAAATACTACCGCCTACGTGTAAATTTTTTCCTATTCCAACACCGCCTACTACCTGTAGTGCGCCCGATGTGATATTTGACGCATCGGACGTAGAAGAAATTGTAACTGATCCAGCATCTATATTAACTATTCCCATAGTTTGTGATGCAGAATCATATGTAAATCCACTATCGCCGCCAAACGCTAATGCATCATTATATTGGACTTGTCCAGGAACACCACCTGGAGGAGTTCCTCCGCTTGGACTAGTTACAGATGCCCAACTAAGAACTCCGCTACCGTTTGTTCTTAAATATTGTCCCGATACACCATCAGCAGTCGGTAATACATATATCTTATTATTACTTAGCGTATCTGGTGCTTTAAAGCCTACATACTTGGCATTCGCTGTATTATATAATTGTATTTCGTTACCGTTTTGTACTTGTACTGCTTCACTTTTAATAAAAAGTGTACCATTTACTGTTACGTTATCTTCAACATATAAATCGTCGCCTATTCCTACACCACCTGTTATACGTAATGCTCCCGAAGATGCACTAGTAGTTGCACCGTCGTTATCAATGATTAACGGGTTAGAGATTGTTCCACCATTAAAACCTCCGCTGCCGCCAGCAACTTCTCCTGGTTCCCATCTACTGTTGCTTTCATTCCAAACTAATGCATCGCCGTCTGCAGGTGCAGGTGCTGTAACATTGCTTAAATCGTTTAGATCAACACCAGTAATAGTACCATTACCAAATGTTAAATTTCCAGTAACATTTAAATTATATAAGTTACTAGTACCTGTAGTGGTTAAAGTTCCTGTAGTAACACTAGTAAAAGAAGGACTAGAATTAGATACAACGTCCCAAGCAACTCCGTTAAATTGCCATTGAGAATTTCCGACCTGATGTATTTGCCCTGAAGTAGGATTTAATGGAAAATTTATTGCCATTTTGAGCTAGTTCCTATTTTAACATTACTATTTATTCTATTAATTTTAGCCATAACTTGTAAGAGATCCTATTACTGTCCAGTTGTTTAACAATCTTATTAAAGTAAAACTTACAACATCAACAGCATTTACTGTACCTGTCGGCGGCGTGCCACCTTGCCAATTAATAGTAACTGTAGTTCCGTCGATGGCTGCTCCGGTAGGCAAATATGCAGTCGATCCTTGACCTATTAATAATGCTATAGTAATTGTTTTATTGTTGGTTGTAGGAACGTTTGTAAAGTTTGCTGTAAAATCAGCCGCTGGACTTAAATGATAAAATACTGAAGTTGATGAAAAATCGTGATCAACTGTTCCTGTTGCTCCAGTTAAAGATGTAAGATTTTCAATTCCTGAACCAAACGTTGTTATTCCTGATAGTATACTATCTGTTATTGTTATGCTAGAATAACTTGAAGGAATATTACTTAAACTTGTGTAATCACCATCAAATAATGCAGGACGATTATCTAGATCATTATAACTTCCTGAAGTTGCTACTGTCGAGAGGCCATTTTGAAAATCTGTAAAACTTGTTGTAGTAACATAATTTGAAAGACTTGATGCTAGTGCATAATTTGATAAATTAGCAGGACTAAAATTAAATGTGCTTGTAATACTGTCGTAACTCAAAGCGCCGCCGCCAGTTGCTGTCCCAATCGAAACACTAAGTGATGCTAAATCTGCTCCTCCCGCACCGCCGTAATCTGTGCCGGGGGTCCAATTTTGTCCGTCCCATTTTAATACTTGGCCGTTGCTAGGAGCAATGTCTGTAACATTTGCCAAATCTTGTAAATTTGTAGGAATAGTGCCAATATCAGAATTTGTAACATATCCTGAATCATTTGTTAATTGACTTACTGCTGTTGGTATTGAGGGTTTATCGGTAAGATCATTATAACTGCCGCTAAATGATCCGCTTCCGCTTCCGCTTCCTACTGAAACAAATCTAGGTTGTACCCACTGGTTTGAGTCACCGTCATTAAAATAAATGTATAAGTTTCCAGTAGATGAGTCCCACCATAATTCACCTTCTGTTGGAGAACTTGGTGCAGAGTCTGCAACACCGACTCCTGATCCAACTCCTGACTCTTGTGCCTTTGCTAAAAAATCTGCATTACCTATGTTTGATAAATCATTTTTGGCTAACTCGTATCCGCCTTTTAACACACCGTCATATAAACGAAGTGTGTTAGTTTTATCTTCGAAAAAGACATCTCCTTTTGAGCCAATATTTCTTTCAAGAAAATCCGCTTCTCGTGGAATAATTCTAACGTTATTAAAAAGTGTAGATTTTGACATCAGCTATAATACCTATCCTATGATATAGTATTTATGCTTTTATGTATTTAGAAGAGAAACATTCCAACTAAGACTAATTCTAGTTCCACCTGTAAAATGACTTTGTACATAATGATCTAACCAGCTAGGAAAGATCCAACCGTGTCCTTCAACTGGTGCTTGTCTTTTTTCCTGTGATCCTAAAAGCCTAGAACCTCGTGCGCCTCCTCGAGGATCAATGAATACTAAGTTACCTTCATTTTCGGGTAAATTTTCAGGAATTTGTAAATAAAATACTCCACTAAGATCGCTGTTAGGATGTGTATGCACAGACGAATAGTCTCCCTCTCGCATCACCATTGCCCAACATACTGTTCGACAGTTATTTTCATTTAAAGGATGATGATTAGGGTTGCCACTTAAAATTTTTAAATATTGTGTGCAAGACTGATGTATAATAGCTTCTAAAGTTTTCGACCAATCCTCGCTGAGATATGTTAGTGTTGCAGGTGAGTGATAACCGTTGCGACCTTTTAAAGAAAAAGCTTCAGAATTAGTTTTATTTTGTTCTTCGTCTTTAAGAATGTATTCAATTACTTCTTTACGAAATTCTTCACTTTTTGGGACGTCAAAACTAAACAACGGCGTTGGAAACAAATCTACTACATTAGTAATTTCATTGTTGTCTACTACATTATCGGACATTTATTCTCCTTTTGTAGTATTTAAACGCCGTTGTAAATTTTAAGTTTTATTCTGGTTTTGGATATTTTAGTTTTACTGCTCTAACAGCTTCAACAAGTTCTTCGCCTTCTGGTCCTATATCAACACCATTATCAAACATATAGGTTAATGCTTTAACCAGTCTAAATATTTGCCATTGATCTTTAGGATATTCAGGAATTCTTTTTTGCCAGCATTCCATTAACTCGTCTGAAGGTTGTGCCGCTACTTCTTCAGGATCAGGTTGTACTGACAAATAATCTAAAAATTCTTCTTCGGTCATCATACGACCATCTGGATGATCAGGGTCGACCGCGACTGAAGTTTCTCTTGTTAAACCTCTTTCAGCGTAAAACGCAATTTTTTCTTCTAAGGTTGCCATTTTATCTCCTATGCTTCTCGTTCTTCAAATCCGTGCATACCATATACCATTATAGTAGTACTTACTCCAGAACGTCCTCTAACGTCTCGAGTTTGACTTCCGAATGTTATACCTCTTATATTATAATATCTTTGACCGTTTTCGCCGGTTACATATGTACTAGGAATAAAATCTCCGGTATGCACAGCACCAGAGTCGCCGTTTCCTGCTCTATAACTACTAGTCCCCAACATTTGCCAACAGTTCATTGTAGTATTCATTGGCATACCGCCGCCGATAAACATTGTACTCATAACATATGATTCACCGTTTGCTTGGTTACCATAACTTGAGTTAGAACTATCACCGTCTCCTATAACACTCCAATAACTGCTTCTGTTAAAGTTTACATCACAGCCGTCGTAGCCATCATTTGCACTCCACCACTGCTGAGCGTATGCGTAGACATTTCCTGCTTCGGGCGCACTATTGTTATCGTGAAGCCTACAATAGATTCTTCCGTAGTTACCTGTCGAGTCCATTGTTAATAGATCAACTCTATAAAGATTATATCTATGTATATCAGGATCCCAAGTAACACTAATAGTACCCCATTGTGCTGTTGTTTTAAGCCTAGATATAAGAGTCATTTGTCCTAGACCAGCCCACATATCAGTATTATCATTATTATAATATGCTTCAACCTGTTTGCTGGTTGTATTATATCTAATGCGGCCTTCTGCACCGGTAGGCCTTTGAGCTCTAGTACCTTGTGGAAGGTCTATGTGATATTGATTTAATTTAGTTGCCATTATACATCTGTCTCCTCGCTACCACTTAATCCATATACTGTAACAATAGTACCTGTGCCACTGCCACCTCTAATGCTGCCGCCATTAACAGTAAAGAATCGAATACCGTCAATTGGATAAGCAGTTTGACCGTTTGATGCTCCTCGAGAGTTACCACTGTTAAAGCTCATATTCCATTCGCAACCTATTGTTCCTGGACTAGATCTACCGCTAGAAAATCCGTGTCCTGTAAATCTGTTGCTGGTAATATTGTTCGGTAATCCGCTACCAATCCTCATCCATATTAGATTACCAGTTTCACCGTTTGCTTGACTTCTATAACTACTGTTGTCCCATTGTGTAACGTTCCAGTATGATCCGTAGTTTCTATTATGGTTAGCGTAGTCCCATCCATCGTTGGTGCACCACCAAGTCATTGACATTCCGTACCTACTGTCGTTATACCAACTGCCATCATTTCTAATTCTGACGCCAAGACCATTGTTGTTGTTTGTAAAGTCTGCAGAAACCATAAAAACATCATACATTAGGTAACGTTTACTCCAAGTAACTTCTAAACTGCTCCACGTTGAGCCTGTCTTGGTATGTGCTACTATATTGGCGCCGCCTGCGGCATACCAACCGTCGCCATTGGCTATATCGTAGTATGTTT